CGTCAAACCGGCACGGGGGGGTACGGGTGCCAAATAATTGGCATTCTCCTCTTTTGCTCCGCCTATGTGCACACCTAATAGCGTTTTGCCATTAAAGTACGGGGTGCCACTGTGCCCTGGATCTGTATTACTCAGGACAGAGACGAATTTGCGGCAGGGGGAGATCCCTGTGATCTCTGCATTTGATGATTCCCATGCTTCCCCGTTGAAGGTGAAGAAGGATGCCTTTGATTTGCAGAGGTTTGATGCTGTTTGGAAGTGCACTGCCTTGCAAGCAAGGGTTCCTTCCCAGTTTGGTGGTCCTGTCATCAGCATTAGGTCTCGTGTTGGTGATTCAATTTCAACCTTAAACTCAGACAAGGGGATTTTGTTTCCATTCCTTGTCGACACGACCTTGCACCCAGACGAAACTACATGTTGCGCGGTCAAAAGACCGGTTGTTCCGTTGTAAAGCATCACGCATGTGGCATAGCCTGCGTGGGAACCGTCTGGATGTTGCACTTGGAGGATACTGTTCTTTGGGGGGGTCTGTGGGATCTTGAAGGATAGGAAACCCTCTACGGACTTCTCACATTTGTAAGATCTTCTGTACCACAGAACCCGTGAAATGCTTCTCAACATGGTAAGGCCAATGTTGAAGAGGAAAATTGGCGAGTCGCCAAAAATCCAGGCCGCTGTTTTCACCATAAATACGGTTAACACATATAGCGACCCGAGCATAAGCACTTCGACAGTGTACTCGCGGATCAAGAACCAAAGCGCGCAAAGCGAAGCCCAAATCAATGAGCTCCACACATATGTCATCCCTCTCAGTGCGTATTTTAGAAGCTTGTGAGAGGTTGCGCTCAGCATCTGCACACCAGACCGACAGAAATTTATCGAACTCGTCTTTGCCTTTAGCAAGGAGGTCTTGGTGTTTGTGAATCCTCTCCCCCATACTTCTTGAAGCATCTCGCGCGAGGAATAATCCTGCAACGTCTTGGGTGGGGGGCAGTCGTAAGTCAACTGCACTAGAGGAATGTAGTGAGGCGCCGCAGGCTCTGTGTAGCCTGGCCAAACGGTGACGTTGGCGGCGCCCGGGGACATAACAGAGGTCCCCTTGTAACTGCTCGCTAAGGAGCAGAGGGAGGCGAGCAAGAAAAACGTTAACATTTGCATTGTCATGTTTAACGAAAAGAATGAAGAAGTTAATCAAGAACTCTGATGTGTTCAAGATTCGATCGCCTGTAGTCAAG